ATGCTCAATAATTTATCTGCCACGGGGAAATTCACTATCCGTGATGCCCGGCCGTCAGACGGCGAGTTCATCGCAAGAAATGTCCTTGCGGCGATGGGGTATGAGGTTTTCAATGTGGATGCCGACTCTGCGATCGAGTTCGGCTCCACATCTTTGAATGTCCAGGGTGCCGTCAAGCTCGTCGGAGAGATTTGCGCCAGACCCGACACGTTATATTCATACGCCAGAACGAGGATCGCATGCGTGGAAGGCAATGCAGTGGGATCGCTGACGGCATATTCAGGAGATGACTATCTGTCGCTGCGCGAGCTGACGTGGGGACTCCTGAACGCTGCTTTTGAGAATATTGCCGCAGAAGATTCAACTTCTGATTCTGCCGATGGTTCAGGCAGGTTGACTGATCGGGCGGAATTATCTTCAAATGCCGTTGATAGCACTGAAACACAAGCGATTGGCAAGCAGTTTTCTGACGAAAATTCCTCCGATGCTCTTTCAATGGAGCCGGAGTGTCTGCCCGGCGAGTTCTATCTCGACAGTATGGCTGTACTCCCCGAGTTCCGCCGGATGGCCTTTGAATATGCCGGCGCGACCGACCGCATAGGCCACCTGCTGATGCTCGACGGCATTGAGGAAGGCCGCAGGAAAGGCTTTCCACGCATCAGCCTGATTGTTGACAAGTCCAAGCCCCGCCTCTTCACCTACTATTCCGCCCTTGGCTTCCGCCCCGACGGAGAGATCCTCTTTTTCGGCCATCTTTATGACCGGATGATCAAGGACCTGGACTGAGAAATGATATGGTGGTTGGCAATTGTTGATTGCCGGAGGGGAAAATCCTATTGATTGATTGGAGGGGTGGAGTCCTATTGATTGATTATGAGGAAATTGTGGAATCCTGCCCTCTCAAATTAGAGGGTAGGATTTTGTAATTGGCTTATAATGAGATATTTGGCGATCGCATCTTGGGTACGGGAACAAAAAGCGGGAAGCCCTAATCAGAACTTCCCGCTTTCGGAGCCACTCATCAGGCTCGCAATACCCTTGATATTCAAATAGTTAACTATCAGAGTGGCAAGGTTTTGGGCAAGAAATGGCAAAATCGAGCCTCCGCGGGCTCCGCGGTGCCGATGACCCGCCGTCAGGTCGTTCGCCCAGCCTTGGCCGTTCAGCCGGAAGACCCGCTCCGCCTCGTCCGGGACGTTCAGGTCGTTCGGCCTAATCACGGAAATAGGCCAGCTGATGCGCCGTCAGCTCCGGCTCCGAATCGACGATATATTTCAGCGTCTGCTTTATCCCGTGGTGGCCCGCCATCCTGGCGATGTCAAAGACCGACACCCCGAGCTTGGCCATGTTCGTGCAGAATGTCACCCGGGCGGTGTGCATAGTCACGAACTGCCACTTCTCGCCCTCCTTGGTCACCCCTCCGCGAGTCACGGTGACAAGGTCGTTCAGCCCCGCCCTCGCCGCCACCGCCTTGATGGATCGGTTCAGGGTCGTTCGGCTGAGGCCCCGCGCCTCCTCCTCCCGCTCCTGGAGCCAGGCGATATGCTCCCGCACGGCTGGGCGCAGCGGCACCGTGGCCGCCGTGCCGGTCTTCCGTGACACGTAGGTGAGCGAGTCGCCGCGTATGTTGCCGAGGCTCACGCCGAGGATGTCGGAAAGCCTCATTCCCGCGTACGCTCCTACTATAAAGATCCGGCGGGCTATCTCGGTGTCGGTAGTCCTCACTCTGACCTCCTCCACCGCGTCCAGCTCCTTGCGCGTCAGGGCTATCTTAACCGTGTCGTCTGGTCTGACGCGCTTCCAAAGTTCCTTCATAGCCTCCTGGCTGATCGGGACGTTCACCCCATCCTCGTCCCTATATCGGGTGATTAGCGCCCGTATCTGCGTCAGGTAGCCGCGGGCGGTGCTCGCGCATACATCCCGCTCGGCGGCCTCCCGGAAGTCGCTCAGCCGGGCTCTTGTCAGGTCTGACCAGTCGGATATGTGGACGGCGTCCATATATCGCAGGATGCCCGCCGCCTTGGTGCCGGCGTGCCTCCGCACGCAATCAAAAAGATCGTAAGTCATAACAACTCCCCGTGATTTTCAAAAAGCCAATCCGCCATTAACCTCATCACGCACGCCAACTGCGCCGGGCTTTCGAGCGAGCCGACGAGGTCATCAGGCCACGCCACGCTCTGAGTGTCGTTAAACCTTGCCTCTGACCAGGTCACCGACACGCCAGTCGCGCTGTCGAGGCAGTGCCATGCGTTATCGACGCCCGGCACACGTGAAACTATATACCTGTCATTCATTATTTCTGATTTTTCCAAACTTTGTAATCATCCCAAGATTCAAAGCACATGTAGCCGTCGCCACATTTGGCGATCTTAGACGCCCATGGGCACTCCTTCTCGGCTTGATAGCGATACTTACACTCAACATACTCCGTTCTCATTTCTTTAGCCCGTCATGCCGATAGCGCAGCTTTTATTGTTAATTATCCTTTTTCTGTTGTTTTATGCCCCAGATCGCGGCGGCGATGCCGAAGACACCGTAAAGGCCCATTAGGGCCACCAATATGTCAGCTATCCACATAGTATAACGGCTATTTGGTAGGCGGTAACGTCGCCGTCGTGGTAGGACATTGGCCGGAGGTCGATGACCTCCACGAACTCGCCGCGGCGGGTTACCACGCCTTGCGCCTCGTCCGCGTCGGATATCTCCTCGCTGGCCTTGCTGATCTTGGCGGACCAGGCCGCCAAACCCTCCGCGTCAAGCTCTCCGCGCTGGAGGGCATCTGCCAGCGCGACGCTCTCGCCGTCCCAGTACTCGCGGGCGGATTGCTCGCCGCCCGGCCAGATCTCCTCGTCATCGCTCTCCGACACGCGAGTGTACGGCTCGAAAACTCGCCCGTCACGTGTCCAGAGCTGCTGACCGTCGCGGCGGCGGAGGCTGATGATCTCGCCGTCCAACGCCTTCGCTGCCTCCTCGGCATCGTCCCACTCGGCGAAGCCTGTCAAGGCCCATCTCAGATTTTCAGGATAACCGGACAGGTTGGAGATGGTCTCGACGATCTCGAAGGCCTTGCCGTTGTCAAAATTGTAGTTGTCAAATGTCTCGTAAGTGTTCATAAAATTTTCGCCCTTGTTCACCCGGCGCGGCACCGGGTTCTAAAAAAAAACTAAATAATAAGATAGTCGTATACGGTTTTCGGATTTCTTAAAATTGCGCGGACCGCTTTAACCGCGTCGCCGCCGATCAGGCGGCGGCCATTTCTGACGACATCGCAGCCGCGCCAGCCGTGTTCCGTCAACGTGATCGGCTTTGAGTTTTTGTCCAGCGCAACCGCGCGAAGCTCAAAAGCGCTCGCCCTGTTGAGCTGGACAAACTCAACAGTACCCGCCTTTTTTGTGGCTGCTCGCGCCATATACAGCGCGCAAAGATCGTTGTTTTCGTTCATAATCTTGTTTTTTTGAAATTTTGAGCCCCGGCGGCGTGTCGCCCGCCGTTCCCGTCCTCCGGCCGGGGCTGTAGGATAGTGATCATTTGTAACGATATTCGACAAAGCCGCCGCGCCTTATATCTCTGATCTGGTAGGCCTTGCCGCCGTCAAATTCCACCCCGGTTGCCTGGCAGCAAATAGCCTCCCACTCTACGTTGTAGATGGCGCGCGCCAAATAGTTGACGGCCTCAAGGCCTGTCATCTCCTCCCCGCCGATGAACTTATAATGGCGGTTGCCCGGCTTGCGCTCAAATATCATATATCGGCGCGCTTCGTCTCCTTCGATTTCTGAAGGCTTTAAATGTCTCATGCGTATCATTTTCGTACTCGTTTTTCTGTTAGTTAAAAAAAAATCACCATTGCGTCAAGCTGGCACGACTTTAAAGCGGCTCGTTGTCGCGGACGCGCAATCTCTTATGAGCTGCCAAGCTTGGGCGGCCGCCCTCGCCTGAACGTCCATCCATATTTCGCGGCGGTTCGGATCCTTCAACGCGCCATTTTTTGACGTGCGGCGGCGGAGCTCCGAAGGAGAGCAGAGCTGCTCTGCAATTTCCTTATCGTAAATCAACAAATTGCCGCCGTAGCAGTATGCCGACCAGTTGGCCGCTCCGTTCAGAAGTGTACTTTCGAGCTCTCCGAGCTCGCAGGCCGTACCCGGCTCGTTAGCCTCGTAATTGCCTACGATGGTGAGCGCCAGGAAGTGAACGCCATTTTCCCATTTTGATTTGCCGCATTTCGCGGCCTCGATGGACTTGTACAAATCTGAAAATTTTACTACTTTTGCCATACTACAAAGTTTTTTTGTTGCCCCGGATAACGTCGAGAGATGCAGGCCCGGGGCTTTTCCTTTCCCATCTCCCTTTCCCTTAACTGTTACAAATATAACTCTTTTTTTTGTAACAAACAAGAACTAACGAAATTATTTTCAATTATTTACAATATTTTTTAGATCCTCCGGATCCTCCAGATCTTCCAGATCTTCCAGATCTTCGTATCTTTGCAAAAAAAACAAACGACAGCAAAAACATGGCAGCACTTGGCAGAGATAGAGAGATAACAGAGCGCGAAAAGGCAATTATCACAGCCGCTATTTTAAACCACAAAGATCAGACGCAGGAAGATTGGGATAAAATTTTCTTACTCTCCAGAAATGGAGCGACAAAAATTCAGTTGCAAAGTCGCGGAAGCTCGCAATCCGTCTCGTGGAAATCGAGATCAGCCGTAAAAAAGTTTCACCAAATCGAAAGCGAGAGGATTGACAAAATTTTCAGAAATTGGGCGAATAATGCGATAACGGATTTTTTGCGGAATAAATCGAAGGATGAAATTTGCAGCCTCTGGGAAAGGCTGAATGAGAATGAAAGCGCCAGCTCCGCCATAAGATTTGGAGCACAGGACGCAACAGGCAAAAGCGATAACAGCAAGGCTGACAGCATAGACCTCTTGCAGCCGCTGGAGGTTGATTTCAGAGATCGTGAGCAGTTTTTAAATTTCCTTAATGCTGAGGCTAATCGCATTAGGGATGGCAAAACGAGGCTTGACGTGCTAAAAATGCTTTCAGATCTTCAGAGGATGAAAGAGGCTGAGAATGGCAAGAACGGCGAAATACAACGCTTTTACACTCCTTTGCAGTGCTCTGAATGCGAATTATACCGCAAAGCAAAGGTGGAAATCGAAAGCGATTGACATTCAGGAATATAAACAAAAGTTTAATATCCTGATTATCAACGCATTAAACATAATGTAAAATATTTATAAGCCCTTTGTAATATATTGATTTATAACGAGTTGCGAAAAGTGTTACACACCTTATTAGGGTGTGTAACTATTTTTGCGGATCCAGCGGAAATTTCCAGGCACGGAAGCCCCTGGGGGGGGGGTGATCCGGGCACAAAGCGCCCCACCCTGTCCCCCTATATTTTTTATTTTATTTTTTTTTTGCTTTTTGCTGCAATTATCGAAAAACGATATGAGGATAGGCCTATAGGAAAGATGGGGCGAAAAAATCCTTTTCCGAGCCGCTTTCTAACTTATTGGCTACAAGGGTGTAACATTCTTTTACGTTACTTTCGTTACCTTTTTTTATGTTGATGAGGGGAGAATAAGATATTATAGAAAGAGTTTGTTGATTTTTGCTAACGAAACTAACGTATAACGTTTTAACTTATTGATAATGAGCGGTGATTTGCTTTCGATTTTTGGTGTTACCATATCGGTTCGGAAGGTGTAAGAAGTTGTTTCTGATTGCGTTGCGGTGTTTTCTCCGTGAGTAGGGGAATAATCGAAACGTGACCGTGGTAGCGAAAAAAGTGGGATATTTGCGTTGTATGAGTATCGAGCATAAGATATTGTCGAGGCTTCATCCGGAGAGGGAGTCCTTCACCGAGGAAGAGTTGAGGGGTGTGTCGGAGGTGCTGTCGGCCGCGAGGTCGCTGAGGGATGGAGCTTCCCCGAAGCGTAGGTATCCGAGTGTCGAGTGCGGGATCGGGGAGACGGTGACGGTGTGCGGTGTCGAGTACGTGTGCGTGGCGGTGCCGGAGGGCGTCGACCACAGGGACTGCTGCTCGGGGTGCGACTTCTCCCGCAGGTACAGGAACTGCGACTGCGTGAAGTGCTCGGCGTTCGACCGGGCGGACAGGAGGTTCGTGTGGTACGTGGAGACATCGGGGGAGGAGGTGTGCGATGGGGAGTAAGGTGTCGCCGGTGTGCCCCGCCCTGAGGGCCGAGCTGTCCTCTCTTCTCGGGAGGAGGAGGGCGGCCTTCGACACGCTTGGCCACGTGCAGTCCGCCTCTCAGAGGGTGGACGCGCTGTGCGCGGAGGTGCGCGGGTGCGTTGCCGATTCCGGCCTGAGGTACGTGGACGGGGAGCTGTCGCACTACGAGGACGGGTGCTACGTCCCGATACGCAGGGACGCGCTGATGATGACGCTGGCCAATGTCCTGTACTCGCTGGGTGTCGGGGCCTCGGATGTCAGGAGGATGGCGGACCTTCCGCTGTCGGTGCTGTGGGATATGTCCGTGGAGTCCGACCCGATGCTGGTGCGTTTCGACGACTGCGTGCTGAACCTGCGGACGGGGCGGAGGTCGCCGCACTCCCCGTCCCTGCCTGTGACGTGGCGGATGCCCTACGCCTACGGGGACGGGAGGCCTGAGGCTCCGGAATGGGAGGCGTTCCTCTCGGAGGTGGTGCCGGACGGGGCGGAGAGGGCGTGCCTCCAGGAGTTCTTCGGGCTGTGCCTGATAGACAGGCGCTCGGTGAGCGTGGAGAAGATGGCCATCTTCGTGGGCGGCGGCGCGAACGGGAAGAGCGTGGTGTTCGACGTGGTGAAGGCGGTGATGGGTCTCGACAAGGTGGGTTTCCTCTCTCCTGACCAGCTGGCCGACCCGAAGCAGGCGGTGACGCTGAGGGGTAAGGTGGTGAACTTCGCACCCGACGTGCGCAAGGGCGCGTCATTCGACTCCGCCCTGAAGGCCCTCGCCTCCTCGCAGGAGGTGCAGGGCTGGAAGCTGTACGAGGGCAACGTGGTCGTGAAGTGCCCCCCGCTGGTGTTCGCGCTGAACGAGATGCCGGCCTTCAGGGACGTGACGGACGCTTTCTTCCGGAGGCTTCTCGTGTTCCGCTTCGGTGTGACGATACCGCCGGACAAACAGGACAGGGGGCTCGCTTCCCGGATAGTGGCGAACGAGCTGCCGGGCGTGTTCCGGTGGATCCACGAGGGAGCGAGGCGGCTCTCGGCCAACGGGGGCGCGTTCACCCCGTGCGAGCTGATGGAGAAGGATCTTGAGGTGATAAAGCGCAAGGCGAGGGCGGCGGCGAGCCCTGTGAGCAGGTGGCTGGAGAGGAACGGCCTCTATCCGGAGCCGAGGCATTCGGGGCAGCACCCCCTGAGGGTGGCCCAGAGCCACATCTTCCACGAGCTGCGGGGCAGCGTCACCAAGACGGACATCACGAGGGAGATGGCCTCCCTCGGGGTGTGCAGGCTGAGGGGAGCGGAGGTTGTGTATATTCTTTACAAAAACGATAGCGATGAAGGTAAGTAGAGGCAAGGTCCGGCTTCAGGCCGGCGAGACGAGGGTCGGGAGTTTCGTCCTCAAAGACAAGGACGGAATGATCCAGGTGAGGGACATATCGGGGAGTGTGTTCTTCTCCGTGTCCAAGTCGCTCCCGAAGGGGATGCTGCTGGAATCCATGATCAAGGACGGTGCCGACGGGATCAAGGGGATCATAGCCGTGACGTGGAACTTCCTGAGCGTGGTTCCCGACATGGAGTTCCTGAAGGGTGTCAACAGGCTCTGCGCGGAGTGCGCCGGGCGGCATCCGGAGATGTACGGGGTGAAGCCGGGTCTGACTGACAGGGAGCAGGGCAAGGAGCTCGCGGAGGCGATGCTTGACGAGGCGGCCCGCGAGGAGTTCGCCAAGGCGGCGGAGAAAACGGAGGAGGGGCTATGAGGGTGAGACCCGGCAGGATGCCTGGGACGGTGAGCCTCCTCCCCTACAAAGACATACTGTTTCCCGGCCGCTGCGTGGCGTTCGGGTGGCTCTTCTGGACGGTCTCCGTTGACTGGTAGGAAGGTTCTTTTCATTCCATCTATTATAAACTCATAAGTACGTTTGAGCCCCGTCTTCGCGGTGACGCGCGGACGGGGCTTTTTTTCTTTTGCCTTCATTGGCTGTTTCCTTGGGCTGTGGCGGGGTTTCTCCTTTCGGAGGGGCACTTGTTCGCATTGCCTTGCATCTGTGCGCCAGAGGACTTGATTTCTATCCCTCGCCCCTTCTCACGGGGACGATGCGGCACATGCACCTCGGATGGGCGGGGAGACATATCTCGGTGAGCGGGTGTATGCCGACACAGAGGTCGTCGCAGTGTCCGCAGTCGAACGACGAGCCCCTGACGACACGGTAGCCGGAGACATCGTCCCTCCCCCTCAGCTCAAGCAGCGCGGCGTACTGGAACGCCTCGTTGATTGAGCTCTGCCCAGTGAGCGTGAGTCCGCCTATGATGTCGGACGAGAGGCCTTTCCCGAACCCTTGCGGAGGCTGGATCCCCGATCGCGCCCACAGCCCCGACCCTGACGGGTTGGCGGAGTGCGTCCTCATCTGGGAGAGTATCGCGGAGGCGGCAAGCCCGCACGCGAACCCGGCTCTCGCCCATGACTCCAGCGAGTCTCTCAGTCTGGAACACCACCAGTCGTAACGCTCCGTCCTGTCCTTGTCGCCCTGCTCCCTGCCAACGTATTCCTCGACTTCCCCGAGGTCGGCCTCCGCATCCGATATGGTCTGCATCACCCGCGTGTTGTTGTCGGCCATAAGGTCGTCTGACAGTTCGAGGAGGATCCTGTTGACCTGCGTGTCGAGGTCGTCGTTGAACGAGAACGTGAACGTTTTTCCGAGGTATCTGTAAGCCTCGGCGAGGGCGAGTATGGCCTTGGAAGCGTCCCAGACGCGCCGCTCGACGTCTCCCCGGACCTTCTCCATCTCCTTTGCCGAACTCTCCCTTGTCATTCTGCCTGTCTGTTGCGGAAGTCGTTGACAGTGTTGCCGGACACGGAAGCGGCGCCCGTGAGCGCGTCATGCTCCTCGCCGAGTACCCTCTGGTACTCCGAGTTCACGCCGAAGCCCAGCTCATAGCCGAGCTCGGAGGCGGTCTGCCTTGACAGCGCGCCCGCGGACCTCAGCTGGAGTATGTTGCTGACCTGCTCTGTCTCCGACATGAAGATGTACGGGAAGATCTCCGCCTTGACCTTGAACGCCGTGAACTTGCTGACCCTTCCTGACTCAACCCCGTACCCGTGCTGGAAGAGCTCCACCACGTCGTCGAGGAACGGCTGGAAGTGCTGCGCGTCCAGCAATGCCTTCTGGTAGGAGTCCGCGAAGAGCATCTTGACCGTCAGCGATGACATGTCCGCTCCCGACTTGATCTCCGGCGTCTCCACGGCGAAGGAGGACTTCATGATGTTCTTCTCCAGGGCGTTGAGCTGGAGGGTGAACGAGCTCGAGGCGTCAGCCGGCTCCAGATAACCTATCTTGGCGTCCGCGCTCGGTGAGTCTATCCTTGTCGGGGTTCCGTCGAGCGTGGCCTGCATATTCATCGACTCTCCGAACGAGTAGAGGATGCGGAGGGCGTAGGCTGCGTTGTTCTCCGCGAGCTGGCTTATGGCGGTCTCGTAGGCCTCTATGAGGCTCTGGGAGTTCGCCCAGAACGGGGCCCCGTAGCGGTCGTAGGCTATCGGGATGCGCCCGTAGTTGTGCGGTATCGGTTCCTGGTCGATGATCCACGAGGCGGCCTTCTTCCCGTCCGCGTACATCCGGTAGCGGCAGTATCGGGTGTCGTCCCACACGTCGAGGAACTCCGTGAGCCTCTTGCCGTCGCCGTCCTGCGTCCTGTACCTCCTGCCGAAGAGGGAGAGCCGCCCTGTCAGCGGGTCGTAGTGCGGATAGAGGGTGTCGCCCTTCTCGAACGAGAACGAGCGCCACCCCATCCTGCCGCCGCTCAGCCAGAAGGCGAGGGCGCAGTCTCCGGTCTTGCCGTCCGCGGCTATGGCCTCGTAGAGGGCGTTCTCCATATTCCTCATCTGCCATCCCTCGCGGAAGGCGGCCAGCGTCCTCTGGTCGGACGGGGAGGCCTCGGAGTTGGCGATGCGGAAGTTCACGCTGTTGCCTATGAGCGTGGTGAGCCTCTTGGTGAAGATGCGCTCCTGAAAGGCTATCGCTATCCTCGTCTTGATCTTCTGCCTGTACCGCCCGCTCTCGTCCTTGGAGAACGGGTTCGGGTAGTACTTCATGGAGTTTATCCTGTGGGAGTTCACGTCGTACTCCCTGAGGAAGTCGGACTGCGTGAGCAGCTCGAACCTGAGCGGGTCGGTAGACGGCGAGTCGATCGCGCCGCCGTTCCCCGTGCGGTAGGTGCCGCCTCCGGGCGTGAGCCTGTCCGAGGGGAGCGTCCTCTTGAACGCCTCCTTGACGAGGACATCCTCCGGCCTCATCGTGTCTATTCTCGGAATCTTCATATTCTTTGATTGTTAGGTTTGACTACCAGTTCTCGAACCCCGTGCGCACGCATCTCTTCTTGATGGCGTATAGGTGCTCGACCATGAACAGCGCCTCGATGAAGTCCGGGGAGTGTCCTATCTCCGCCTTCATCTGGGGCTTGGATATTATCTCGAAGCGCCCTCCGTCGCTGTCCTTGCGCCTTATGGCGCGCCTCTCCTCCACGAGCCTGTCCGCGACCGTGAACGACCTGCCCTTCGAATCTGTGAACCGCCTTTGAAGTATGCGGGAGTCTATCGAGAACAGCCCCGACTTCACGTCCTTGACGAACTTCTCGGCGCACTCGCTCTTGAGGTTGTTCCACAGGAGCGTGTTGCTTGACTGGGACTTGTTGTTGAACGGCACGGCTGACGGGAACGCGTCCTTGAGCCACAGCCCGAGTCCGTTGGAGTCGTAAGTGAAGTTCTCCTGCCGCACCCCGTTCCTTTCGAGGAACCTGCGGACGAACGCCTCCACCGCGTCCGTTGGCACGCCCCTCCACGCCTCCATGTCGGCTATGTGATGGCCGTCGAAGGCGAAGATGACGAAGAAGTCTCCCGTGAGCGCCACGTCGGCCGAGGCGCGCATGAATCCGTCCCTGCGCTCGGTGTTGTCGAAGAGGCGGGACATGTCCTCGGCTGACAGCATCGAGGTCCCCGAGTCCATGTCCTGCCAGATGCCCTCGATGTCGTTGACCACTCCCTCGCCTCCCTTGGCGGATATTCGGGACATATACTTCGGGTCGCTTATCTGGAGTATCTTGTTGTCCTTGAACTCTCCGTTGATGAACGTGATGGAGGTGATGAAGTCCTTGTAGGACGAGCCTGTGCTTATGCATAGGTTGTCTATCTTGGAGTGGACGGTGGCGTTGTTGTAGACCTCCTCGGGGGTGTCGCCCCAGACCATCTCGCTCACGTCCTTGCCGTAGCGGTAGAAGTACCTGATCTTCCCGTCCCTCTCCGGGATCGCCCTGTTCGTGTCGGGGTCTATCCACCAGTCGAGGAGAAGCCTTAGCTTGTTGGACTTGCCGACCGGGTTGCAGGTGCAGATGAACTTCGGCCTGACGCCGGACGTGGTTCGGTTCGAGGCGAGCAGGTCGAATATAACGTCAAGGTCGTCCCTTGTGTGCTCGGCCAGCTCCTCGATCAGCACGAACGCCATCTCCACGCCCCTGAATCGGTCCGCTATCTTCTTCGGGTCCTGGAGGTGCTCCATCTTCATCGTGGCCCCGCGCCCGTTCAGGAACTTCCACTCGAAGCTGGTGTCGGCGGGGCTTCCGAGCCATCGGTAGACCTGCTTCGAGGACTTCCAGATGCCTCGGGCTATGTCGTCCTCGTACTTTCGGAATCCGTAGCCGTTCACATCGGGGTTGAAGATGTACGGAAGGAACTCGTATAGACCGACGTAGGTGTTGTGGGTGACTATGAAGTCGTCACATAGATACAGTCTGTTCGGACTGTCCACGGTTATGCACCTCGTGTCCTCCCTGCCCACATATCTGTAGCCGACAATTCTTCTCGTTATCTGCGACACCCCATGGTTGAACTCGGTGCAGCGTTTCCTTTTCCTTTCCAAATGGAACATCCGTTCGCTGTGCGGCATCTTGATGTGAATGTCGTAGCAGTCCTTGCAAGGTATGTACACCCCGTTTTTTTTGTAGCCGGAATGCTTGACCCTTATTTTTGCGATTCCACCGAGGGATTCCACAAGGAATTTCACGTCTTCGGAAAGCCTGCGGCTCACAGTCGCATAGGAACATCTTCCTGTTTCGCTAACATATCCATCGGTATCCATCAGCCCTTGAAGGAGAGCCCACCGCTCTTCCACGGTGGCGAATTTGTATCTGCGCGGAATGAACTTACTGGAGGAATCACATCCTGCCAAGCCACATTCGGATATTATCTCTTCGAGCCGCTGGTCCTTTATGTAGTAATTCAAAAGCGGTTCGGGATGATTCCTTTGCGGGTGCGTCATGTCTATTCCGGCCTTGGCTATACGATCGACTATCTCCGGATCTGCGCTGCAAAAAAAGGCCGTGTGCGAGCGGCGGGCGCTCTCCGTGATGCATCCGTCTCCTATTATGGCTCCAAGGACATAAGGGGCAAGGCCATTACGCCTCATCGCATTCCCCGCGCACGTGAACTTTACCGGCTCAGTGACGGGAATCACCAGATGCTTTCCGGCGTACGCACCCGACTGCTTCTTGTCCAGCCACGCTTTTATCATATCGAAAGTCCAGATGCGCCAGTCGGCATCCAGCCCCCTGCCGTTATAATGCCTGTCTTTGTGGATATATCCGGTCATCCTCACCTTCCATAAATGATCGTGTCCACATCTTGTCGTGCTTCCGTCATCCAAAATCAGTTCGAACACTTCATGCGAATGATGCTCGAAAATCTGGATTACTTTCTCGACCCCTCCTGTGCAAGGGTCGGTTATAGTGTCTCCGACCTCGAGGTCTCCGAGTGTACGGTATCCATACGGAGTCACTATGCGTGTATAAAGCGGCATCTCTTTTCCCCCGCCTCTCTTTCCACCCACTATCTTGATGTCGGCCTGCGTGGTGAGCACCTTCTCCTGGAAGCCGGCCTGTGGACACATGTTGAATATCCTCCTGCCGTCCTTCTTGCGGCTGAGGTTGTCCTCCCGGATGCGTTCCACGAGGTCGTAGGTGTACACCCTCTGGCCGTGTCTCAGGAACACGGGGTCAAGGTACTTCTCTGTGTCTATGGTCTCCTCTCTCATCGTCCGCAAAGGTGCGGACAGCCGTGTTATAAAGTGTAATAATTATCACACTTTATATCAGGCGGAGCCCCACCTTTGCGACAGGTTAAATCATTTTGGGTCAATATGAAACAGAAGATCATCACTGCCCTCAAAACGAGGTACAAGAACATCGGGTTGGGGGAAAAGGCTTTCGACGGGGTTGCCGCTTTCCTGGAAAAAACCGTCACCAAGGAGGAGGACATCGAAGCCGCCGTTGCGGGCGACGATGTGGCCGCGCTCGTCAGGGCGATACAGGGCGATCAGGACAGTCTCCGCGCGAGGAACACGGAGCTCCAGAGGAGCCTTGACGAACTGAAGGCCGCGGGATCCGGAAATACCGACCCCAATCCTGGCAAGGGATCCGCGACAGACGACGCCGCGCTCAAGGAACTCAAGGAGCGTTTCGACAAACTGGAGGATAACTACAGCAGGGCGATGGCGAGGGAGCGCAACAGCGGGATAGCCGCGGAGCTCAGGAGAAAGCTGAAGGACAGAGGCTCGGACTGCGAGCCGGTGCTTGACCTGATCCTGAAGGATCTCCAGATCGCGGAGACGGACACCGCCGACACGCTGGTGGACAGGTGCGTGGCCTCATACGACGAGACTTACAAGAGGTTCTACGGAGACGGCCCCGCCCCGAGGAGCGGCAAGGCCGCTCCGGAGGGCTACAAGAGGGGCGACTTCTCAAAAGAGGTCGAGAGGCTGAGATCCGAGGGCAAGCTCCCGCAGCAGAAGTAAAGTTCAACCAAAACCGATTTGAGAAATGAAGCAGAGCTCATTCAACGCCTTCGGGCAGAGGGGGGAGGGTTTCGGCGGACGGCACATACCCGTCTGGCTCGGCACCGTGACCCCTTATCCTGTGGGAGGCTCTCTCGCCAAGGCATACGTCAGGGCGGGGCTTCTCCTTCCGGCCGGCTCACCTATCCAGCTAAGGGACAAGGTGATCACGCCGGCTCTGGTCTATACCGTCAAGGCCTACGCCTCGGGAGTGCTGACCATCGACCCGTCCGAGCATCAGGGATTCACGCCGGGCAAGGACATGTACGTGAAACTCGTGGGGGACACAATCCCTTCCGGTGACGGAGTGAAGGTGACGGCCTCCGCGGCCAACGCGGCCACGCCGTCGCAGCTTGACCTCACCGCGACCGTGGCCAACGCCAAGGCCGGAAGCAAGGTCATAATCAGTGCCGAGGCCAGCGTGACCCCGAACGCCTACCTGTACAACGACATCTACCTCGGAGACATCGACGCGGATGACGAGGGCGCTGGCGCGTCCGGAGCGGCGGTGATGTCGCACATTGAGGGAATCCTCATCGACCGCACGCCGTCCGCGGGCATAGCCGCCGCGATGAAGGCCGCCGTGCCGGGCGTGATCCAGGTGAACGGCTAAACCCTAAACAGAAAGAGATATGGAGACATACACTTTGGAATTTTACGACCTGCTTTCCAGGGCTCTGGGAGGCAGCGACCCGGCGAGGCTCCAGGGCTACATCGACGAGGTGATGCCCAACAAGTACAACGGCCTCCAGCTGGACGGCTTCGAGATCGACCCGGACATGCAGCTCGACTTCACCTACGAGCAGCTCCAGGGCGAGGTAGGCCTGAACGTGATGGCGTCCTACGTGGACCTCGACTCTCCGGCCAAGCCGGTGAGCAGGGAGCCTGTGCGGCTCGCCACGGGCAAGATCCCGAGAATGAAGATGGTCGAGTACTTCAACGAGGACAAGCTGCGCAAGCAGTACATCCTTGAGCAGAGGTTCGGCGCCACTTCGGGCAGGGTCGTCGACGCGGCCCTGAACAACCTCTTCGTCACCATCGACACCCTCATCGGAGGCCACACCAACTCGCTGACCTACCAGAGGCACCAGGTCGTGTCGAGGGGCAAGTTCGAGCTGACCGACACGAACAACCCGAACGGCATTGTCAACCAGACCTTCGCGGCGCACGTGCCGTCCTCCAACATCACGTCCCTGACGGGAGCCAAGAGATGGTGGACGGACAGCACCTACGACACCGAGGGTGCCTCGGCCAACCCGGTCAAGGACCTCAGGGACTGGGTCAAGGCCGCCAAGAGGAAGACAGGAGTGTCGATGCACCTTGAGGTGGACAGCGACTTCTTCGACACCATCCTCGGCCACTCGAAGGTACTCGCGGCCATCGGCGCGAGCCTCTTCCCCGCCGCGGACAAGGACGTTCAGTCCTCCGCCGCGAGCGTGCAGGGAGACGACGTGAAGAGGGCCGCCTTCGAGAGGATCGTGGGCGTTCCCGTCAAGGTCATCGACTCCGTCGTGTCCGTGGAGAGGTGGGACAACGACGCGAAGACGCTCTCAAGGAAATCGTTCCGCGCGTTCGATGACAACGTCCTCGTGCTTGTGCCTGACGGAGTCATCGGCACCGTGAAGACCGTGGAGCCTATCGCCATCGGCGGAGGCGACTACGCGACCTACTACGGGGGAAGGCTCCTGCTTACCGTTGGAGCCGACTACGTGAAGAAGTGCCAGAGCTTCAACACCGAGATGACATCCCTTGTCGTCCCTTCGGTGCCTCAGCACTTCTTCTACCTCCATCCTTACTCGGCCTAACTGACGGAGGGGAGGCATGGCGGACTACACGATAGACCAGTGGCTTCCGGGGATGGTTGACTACAACGTCCCCGACGGCACCGTGAGGGCTATCCTGTTCAACAACGGCGTGGCCTCCGGCGCTCCGGTGTCGGAGGTCGGCCAGAGGGAGCGGGACCTCTGCCTCGCGGACCTCTATATGTGGCTCGCGTCCTCCTCGTCGTCCTCGACCGGGGAGTATGTGTCCGACGGCGGGTGGCAGCACCAGAAGGCGGCGAAGAATGTCGTCGACCGGGCGAGGCTGCGCCAGATGGCCCAAAGGCTCTACGCCAAGTGGGAGTCTGACAAGGCCGAGGAGGCCACCGCCGGAGGATTCACTATGAGAGACCTGTATTAGAAACCGATACACCAGATGTACAACCCACGTTTCCCATTCACATTCAAGGCGTTCAGGGCGAGGCTGGACGAGAACGGAGACCCCGGAGTCGATGACAGGGGGAATCCGGTCTACGAGCCCGTGCTTCTGGAGGCCTGCGTGATGTCAGACTGGGAGCCCGTCAGGAATCCCGACGGCTCCTTCCTGACGGAGTGGGTAAGTGAGATGCCCTTCGGATACAGGACATCGTCCGAGAACACGAGGGCTGCGGGGGACGTGCAGGAGTCGGACTACCGGCTCGCCTGTCCTATGTTCCTCACGCCCCTCGATCCGGGCGACATCCTTGTGATGGAGGATTACACGAGGGTTTACAGGTGCGAGGTGGTCAAGCAGACCACGTTCAACCTCGGCACGAACGTCTGGGTCAAGGAAGTCAAGAACTGATGGCAAGGAGCAACGAGAATGTCATAGAGGCGGCGTTCGCCCGTCTCGCCGTCTCCGAGGAGAGGACGGTGAGGGAGGGGCTTGTACGAGTCTTGAGGGATGCCGTGCGCTACGCGCTGGACATCCACGACGCGAAGCACCAGAGGCACCTCACGTCCGGTGACACCTACGGGTGGCTCGTGGTTCACAACGGGGCCTCCGTGCAGATGGAGGTCACCTCCGCGGGCGAGGCCATAGGCGACGTCACGGCCCGGCTCCTCCGGATGGAGGGCAGGGTCAGTCGCACCGGATGGGTCGGCATCGTGATGGCCGGGATCAATCCCCCGTCCTTCTTCTCGCTCGACTACGAGCTTGACGTGATGCACGACACCGTGGCGATGACCGCGAGGACGTTCGCCGACAACTTCAAGGCTATATGATGAACGTGTTCGACATAACCGAGCTGGAGGACGCTCTTGTGCGGATCGTGAGGGATGACCTCAAGGTCAGCGGGACGGTGTATCCCTCCCGCCCGAAGTCCGCGCCGCAGAAGCCCGACTACGTTGTGGCCAGGGTCTCCGGAGGCGTGGAGGATATGGGGACATACGGTGAGTGCTGGGTGGTGTTCGAGCTTTTCGCAAAGAACGCCAACAGCTCCAAGAACGGGAGGCGGCTCTCGGTGATGTACAAGACCCTCATGGAGGGGCTCCCGTCCTACACCGGACGCTACGAGTTCGACAATCATCCGAACGTCATCGGGGACACCGAGGACGACTTTGGTTTCAATTGCAGGATAGTAAGCATAAAGACAACAATAAAAGTCATTTAGGATATGGCAGCAACACTTACACACGCAATGCTGGAGGACCTGCACAGAGGGTGCGCGTCCATCAAGCTGCTCGCCGTCCCTTCGGGCGGCTCCGTGGACTTCAAGACACTCACGTTCGCCACTGCGGATGAGATCTTCACCTTGAAGGACACCTTCCAGATAACCCAGGACGACCCGTCCACGGAGGAGATCAAGATCGACCAGAATGACGAGACCATCGACACCGATGTCACCAGCGGAGAGATGAAGCTCCAGGGTGACATCCCTTCCGTGGCCTCCGCGCTTCTGGCCTACTTCTTCGACGCCGGACAGTCCGCCGCGTCCGTCACCGCGAGCACAGGCGAGACCTACACGGGAGCCGGATTCTTCAAGACCCCTAAAGAGGTCATGGCGTCCGTGCTTGTCGTGAGCGCGTCCAAGAAGACCGCGGTCGTCTTCGCGAGGGTGAAGCTCGTGGCCTCGCTCACGCAGGACAGCACCTCGAACCCTCTGTGCGTGAGGTTCGCGGGAACCGTTCTCGGCAACCTCAAGAGCGGCGAGGGCGACTTCGCAGTGCTCAAGAAGTCGGCTTAAAAAGTCCCCTGAGGATTCACACACCCTGCGGGTGGGGTCTTCCGCCCCGCCCGCTTTTATTTTGTCATGACGATGAAGCAACCAGACATAAAAGCGAGGAGGGAGTACTTCGACAACGTGGTCGAGGACATCCCGGAGAAGGTGAGGATCCCCGGCACCAAAAAGACCGTGAGGGTCACGGGGATGAAGCCGTACACGATGCAGAGACTGACGAGGCTATGGCTGGAGAGGGACGACATGGAGTCCGCCAAGGAGGATTCCTCCGAGACGACGCGCAGCCTCTGCCGCGAGCCGTACTTCGCGGCCAAGGAGGCCGCCCTGATAGTCCTTAACGGCTACTGGAGGATAAGGCTGTTCTGGCCTTTCCTGTGGCGCTGGTGGGCGCTGTGGCGCGGCTGGACGGAATCGCAGTACACCCCGATAATAGCGGCGGGTAAAAAAAAAGTTCCGCTTACGGCACACTGGACGAATATGGCGTTCTCGGTGGATATGAGGACGGACTGGATGACGATGACGAGGAAGGAAGCCGAGCGGTACCGAGCCGAACTTCTTTCGGCCGCGAGTCAGCTTTCATCAAGGAATACCCCTTCGCCGGAGGGACAAGACGGTTCCTCTTCGGGCTCGTCAGGGTCAGGAACTGGGTCTATAACTGCGAGCTGACGCTTCCGCAGATAGACGTGATGATGAGCGACCTTCCGCACACCGTATGGAGGCGGAAAGGGTCCGGGAAAGGCTCGGCGGACGGATCGCCCCGGTCCGGCGAGGACGAGTCGGTGAGGCTCAACGAGGAGTCCCTGCGGAAGCTCCGCGCGAGGATAGCCGCGAAGGGGATGACGGTGGAGGACGTTTTCAACGGGGCGGACGAGGAATCAGACAATCAGGAACATGGCGACGATAGACAACCTTAATTTCAAGGTCATACTGGATGACGTTGACTTCAACAAGAGGATCAAGGACGACATAGCGGCGGCGAAGGCGGCCAACGTGGAGCTTTCCACGCTGCTGGAGGTCAAGCAGAAATTCAGCCAGATTTCGGCATCCGACGCGGCGAGCGCGAAGCGCGCCCTTGACATAGAGGCGAGGAGGGCTCAGGCTGCCGCCAAGACGGCCGCGGCTGAAGAGAAGGTGCGGCAGGCTGTGGAGCGCACCGCGAGGGAACATCAGAAGGTGCTTACCGAGCAGAATAAGACGGCGGCTGCGGCGGAGAGGCTCAAAAGGGAGCAGCAGCGGACGGCCGACGCGGCTGACCGCACCACGGGCGCGTTCGGGAGACAGAAGGGCATCCTCGGGCAGCTGTCAACCATGGCGGCCGCCTATTTCTCCGCGCAGGGCGTGACGCGCTTCCTCGGGTCGATCATCCGGGTGACGGGTGAGTTCGAGATGCAGAGGATGGCCCTGCGCAACATCGTGCAGGACGTGCGGGGCGCGGACGCCCTGTTCGGCAAGCTCCAGAAGCTTGCCTTGCAGTCGCCGTACACGTTCTCCGAGGTCACGTCCTACGCCAAGCAGCTCTCTGCGTTCTCCGTACCCCTCGACGAGATGTACGACACCACGAAGATGCTGGCCGATGTCTCGGCGGGTCTCGGCGTGGACATGAACCGCATGATCCTCGCCTACGGACAGGTGAGGTCCGCCTCCTTCCTCAGGGGGCAGGAGGTGAGGCAGTTCACCGAGGCCGGAGTGCCGCTGCTGCAAGAACTGGCGGATCAGTTCACGGAGCTGGAGGGCAGGGTCGTGAGCGTTGGAGAGGTGTTCGACAAGATAAGCAAGCGGGAGGTCCCGTTCGAGATGGTGGCCAAGGTCTTGAAGGACCTCACGAGCGAGGGCGGCAAGTTCTTCGACATGCAGTCGGTGCTGTCCGAGACCCTTAAGGGCAAGGTGATGAAGCTGAAGGACGCCTACGAGCAGATGCTGTTCTCCATCGGGGAGGGCAACAGCGGCTTCTTCCACGGGATCGTGGACACCGCCCTGTCGGCGGTGCGCAACTACGAGGATCTGGGGCGCGTCCTGAAGGAGATAGTCGTTGTGTTCGGCGTGTACAAGGCGGGGGCGTTAGTCGCGGCGGCGGCCAACGGGAAACTGCTCGCGTCTCTGTCTTCACTTGCGGGGAAACTCAAAACCTTGGTCACTGTGAAGATGAACCCTTACGCTCTGCTCGCTTCGGGGGCGGTGGCGGCGGGATTTGCGATTTATGAGCTGACCAAGCGGCAATCCGACCAGCAGAAGATTCAGGCGGCCGCCAACGATGCGATTCTGCAATACAATTCATACATAACGGAGGAAATCTCAAAGCTCGACACGTTATGGGGCGCGTTGGAACGCGCGGAGAAAGGCACCGAGAAATACGACAAGGCGAAATCCGCTTTATTGAAGAACTACGATTCCTATCTCTCGGCTTTGGACAAGGAGAAGATAAGGGTCGGGGAGCTGGAGGGGGTCTATGACCGTCTCGCCGCCGCCGTGAAGAACTCCGCCAAGGAACGGTTCCTTGACACCGTGCTTGAAGGAATGAACGACAAGCAGAAAGAGGGGTTCTCCAAGATAGCCGAGAGATTGAATGACGCGCTCAGCGCGATGAAGGTGTCGGACGCCGGGGTGAGGTCTGAGATCAGCGCGTATGTGAGTGGCCTGCTTTCCCCGGAGGACCTGTCGAAGGAGGCCAAGCGGTACGTGGACAACGCCAAGAAAGCCGTCAAGGACATAGAGAACGGAATGAGCGGTGCGAGGCCTACCGTGAGTCTGATCGAGTATCTCCGCAAGGAGTTCGAGGAACTCGGATTGACCACCGAGGAGGCTCGCAAGAAGATAGAGACTACCCTTGACAAGATCCGCAGGAACCAGTTGGGGAGTGATGCCGGGGCTGAACTTCTCGACTGGCAGAAGGAGGTGAACGCGGCCCTGGAGAAGGCTGAGGGCGAGGCCGCTAAAAAGTCGGGGAACATGATCAAGAGCAGCTCGCAGGATCTGACCGACTACATCGACAAGCTGCGCAAGTCCTACAAGACGCTGACGGAGAGCGTCGCCAACGCTTCCCCAAACTATCAGAAGAACGAGATAGAGCAGTGGAAGAAAGACCTCGAGGGCGTGGAGGCCGTCGCCAAATTGTTGAAGATTGACCTGAACAAGGCTACTTCCAAGGAGCAGACTACCGACAAGCCAGACGAACTCACCGAGCGGCAGAAGGCGCAGCGCGCGGAGATTCAGGCCACTGTTCAGGTGGTGAACAAGCTGAAGGACGCTTACGAGCAGCTGAAGGCGGCAATACCGGGGTCGATGCTCGGCGAGGCGATGAAGGCGCTGTTCCCGGACATATCTTCTTCGCTGCGCGACAACTTCGACTATGACGAGCAGCTGAGGGGGCTTGCCGACCAGCTGCGGCTCATACCGGGAGAGGCCGACAACGCTGACAAGATTCTCGCCAATATGGGCAAGGACGCCACCAAGGCGATGACGGACGCGTTCGAGGCGGCGGAGAAATTCGTGGAGGAGATAAAGAGTCTCACGTCAAAGGATTTCGCCATAGACGGTAAGGGAGTGGCTTTCGACATCAGCAAGATAGTGACCGACCTCAGGTCGAAGAACAACAAGGTTGACCTCGACACCGAGAGCATACGCAAGGAGTTCGAGACAGCCAGGACAAACGAGCTGGCGATGAGGGCCCTGCGCGTGAAGTACGGCGAGGAGTTCTGGAAGACTTATGTAGAGGGTGGCGACAAGGCGTTGCGGGAACTCGCCGACAAGGAGAAGGCGTACAACAGGAAGAAGGCGCAGGAGAGCGTCAACGACCTCGCAAAGAGATACGTGTCGGAGAACGTCGGCAAGGGGAAGGGCATAGACCTCACCGACCTGGGCCAGAAGTCGCTGAGGCAGCTGGCGAATCTCAAAAAACAGATCGAGGATGAGTTGAAGGATGTGGATCTCGGAGACCTCGGCCTGTCGGATGAGACATTGGAGAGGCTGAACAAAAGCGAGCTTTCGCTGGATGACTTCTTCGCCGCCGTGAAGGCGTTGCTTAGTGGAGACATGGAGAAGGTCGGCGACGAGATGAAGGAGAAACTCCTGAAAGGGGCGCAGGCCGCGGCCAAGGGAGTAAGCCAACTCGGAGACGCGTTCGTCCAGCTCGGAGACGCGATGGGCAACGACAGAATAACGTCCATCGGCGAGACGATGAAGGGCATCGGCGACGCGTTCGCGAACATAGCCTCCGGTGCGGCATCCGGCGGCGTGTGGGGTGCTGTGGCGGCAGCGGCGATGGAGGTGCTCAAAGGAGTGACGGGCGCTCTGACCAACGAGGCGGCGGAGGCGAGGGAGGCGAAGCAGAACACCGTCGATTTCGCCAATGCGCTTGCGCTACTTGAATTGAATGTCTCCAACGTGTCTTCCGTTTTTGGCGAGGCTACGTTCTCTAAGATGGGCGAATATTTCGACAAAGGCAGGAAGGCGGCGGAGGCATACAGCGAAGCTCTGAGCGATTTGAATATGAAGTACGGTACGCTGGAACTTATAAACTCCGGTACGGGTGCGCAAGACGACAGGGGATTTTTTGCCTTCGATGGTCCGAGGTTCAACAAGCAAATCTATGATATAGATGAGGCTTTGGACGGGTTAAAGAGGATGCAGGTCAAGACCAAGGACAGAAACTGGTTCCAGCAGCTTCTCGGGATGTCCGATGAGCACACCGCCCTCGGCAACCTCGCCCCCGATCTTTGGGACGCCGACGGCGCGTTCAACGTTGAGAACGCCAAGGCTTTCCTTGAGACGAACACCCAGTTGAGCGAGGAGCAGAGGAAGGAACTCCAGAACCTCGTGGAGATCAAGGAGAAGTACGATGAGATCCAGAAGCAGATAGACAGTATGGTAGAGTCCCTTGTCGGCTCGCTCGCCGGGGATATGGTGGATTCGTTCCTCGACAACTTCAAGCGGGTGGGCGACGCTGTTGACGACCTCGACTCGGCGTTCCAGAACCTCGGCGAGACGATATTGAAGTCATTGCTCCAGTCCTATGTCATTGACGAGATACTGGACCAGTTCGGGCCGAGGGTGAAGGAGATGTTCGAGCAGTACTCCAAGGGCGAGATAGGCGCGGAGGACGTGGCGGACAGGACGGCGAGCCTTGCGGAAGACATCAGGAAGAAGACCGAGGACGCTGCTGACATCATCAACGCGATAATCGGCTCCTTCGACAACGTGAACCTTCTGACCAAGGAGGCGAGCCAGACATCCGACAAACTCTCTGACGGCATCAAGGCGGTGACTGAGGACACGGCGAGCCTTCTGGCGAGCTACATCAACGCCATAAGGGCGGACGTGTCGTTCGCCAAGACGCAGAGGGCGCAGGTTCTGGAGATTCTGCGGTCGGCCTTCCCTTCCTCTCCGACACTCGCTGAGCATCTCGCCCAGATCCAGGCGAACACGTACAACACCGCCGTGGCCACGCAGGAGATGCTGGCCGAGTTCAGGGGCGTCCTCGCTCCGCACTCAGAGGGCGGCAACGGGGTGAAGGTCGTCACGGAGTGATATAAAGTGTTATAATAATAGCCGCTAACAGCGGCTATTATTGAATCTTTGGGGAGAGAAAATGAATTTCCGGCATGCCGTACCTTCCTGACATAAAGGATTACAAGCCGTTCTACATCCAGACGGCCTCGGACACGTCCGCGATCGACACCGCCTCGTCTTTCGGGATGGTGGCGAAGTCGAACCCGTACCCGCTGCTGCCGGAGCCGAAGGACGTGTACACGAACGAGTGGAAGGACGAGGACGGGGACGACGAGTACACGGCAAAGATGTACTACAAGGCGTTCGAGTTCGATGTCTCCTTCTACGTGAAGGCGTACTCGTCAGACTCGGTGTCGTCCGAAGCCGTGCTGCGGTCACAGGTGGACTCGTTCTTCGCCAAGGTGAGGGACGGGGAGTTCAGCGTCTATGACTCCTACACGGGTGTAGGGTACAAGGCCGTGAGGTACGCGGGGTACAAGGAGGAGTCGTTCCTCCGCAGGGGAAGCTGGACGCGGGCGATATTCACGGTCACGTTCAAGGTGAACAGCCCCACAGCAAGGATGAAATATTCAGGCGGTTCGATAGTGGAGGTGTAGGGATATGGCGAGATTCAGCATAATGGCCGCTGGCGGCGGCTCGGTGAGGTTCAGGGGATGCCCCGTCTATCACGGTACGTACCTGAAGCCGTCCTATCTGGAGTTCAGGGAGATAACGTCCGACACCCCGATAGCGTGGGCGGTCGGGGACTACGTGGACTATACGAGGACGGGGCTGCGCTACACCCTCTATGACCTGCCGGAGATGGCGCAGCACTCGGAGAAGCAGAAGGTCGGGGATAGGTATGTCTATTCTAATGTCCGCTTCTACGCGAGGACGAAGGACTTGGAGCGGTGCCTTTTCAGGGACATAGTGACCGCCGACAACACGGTACATTTCTCGTCAAGGAAGACGATCTCCACGTTCGAGGACGTGGACGGCTTGGCCGCGAGGATACAGGCCTGCCTGGACAGCGGCTATCCGGGAGAGTGGAGCGTGGTTCTGGACACAGACCTGAAGACGAGCGTGACCTCCGTGTCGGAGGCGAGGGAGCTTTCCATCGAGAGCGGGAGCAGCGTCCTCGACGCGCTCGACCGGATATATTCGGTGTGGGAGAACGTGGGATGGACATACTCTTATAACTCCACGACCGGGAAGAACATCCTCTCCATAGGCGGGGCGAACACGAAGAGGGCGGGCAACACCGTGGCCGGAGGCTCCATCGGCAAAGGCTTGGGGCTTACATCGGTGAAGGTGACGTTCTCCAGACTGGACGATATGTGCACGCGGCTCTATCCTTTCGGCTCCAGCCGCAATATGAGGGCGAGATACTACAACACGCTGAACATAAAGGACGCGGAGAGCGTGGACATCCCGAACCTTATGATTCCTGTGTCCTCGTGGGGCAAGACGGACTCGCTGCCGGACCCGAAGAAGGCTTTCATAAGGGTGGCCTCTGTCAGGGACGAGAGGCTTCTGGGCGTGCGCCCGAAGGTGCTCTACTTCGATGACGAGGAATACGGGGAGATATACCCGTCCATAGAGGGGGTGACGATAGGGGACGTGCGGGAGTCTATGGAGACCACGGACAAATACTATCCCTCGACAAGCATATACACAGACTCCGAGAGGGCGGACGAGGTCAAATCGTCGAAGACTGCCAACCTTGATGACGGCACAAGCGGTGTCAAAGAGATCACGCAGACAGTCGATCCGGTATGTGACGCGAGCATGACGGGATCCGTTGGCGTGAACGGGAGCGTCACACTCACCAAGAACATAGGATTTGCATCCCTTAGGATGGGACGGTGGTCTGACATCATTCTGGCGGACGGGCAGGCGGATATATACGTTGAAATGGATAACGGGGTGTCTTTGGACGAGGCGTTCCTGACTGTCACCCACATGGGCAACGAGGCAAAGGTCGATTTGCTGAGAAACTATGATTCCACCACAGGCAAGACGAGGCTGTCTATCCCGGATGATTGTGTACTGCTTCACGATGACTTCTTCAAGGTAAGTGACACGAACTATGGGAACACTTTTATCTTCGAGCTCCACCTGACTGTGACCGCGAGCGGGTCGAAATATTTGCAGTCATCCAGCGTCACTGTTGACCAGAACAACAGCGCGCCGATTTCAATAAGCCTGCGGGATGGGCATCCCGCCAGCGCATACGTGACCCTCAAGCAGATAGGATTCGACCTGAACATGCAGAGGCTGTCCGCCAACGGCAAGGTCGGGACGCTTGAGATGAAGACAGGGGCATGCGCCGGAAGGAGCTTCAGAATCGACAAGTGCTCCTATGGCAGCTCAACGGATGGGTGGGATCTGAAAATAAGGCGTGTCGTGGACAGATCGGTGAACATGACATTCCCGAACTCCATATATCCGATAGCCGCCGGGGACAGGTTCGTCCTCACCGACATCAAGATGCCTGACGAATACATCGAGTATGCGTCACAGAGGCTACTCAGCAGGGCGAAGGAAGTGCTTGACGAACAGTCACATCCGATCGCGGTGCTGACGCCTTCGATGGACGCTAAGTTCATAAAGGAGAACGCCCGCAGCTTCATAGAGGGACAATTCCTCAGTTTCGAGACCCCCCTGCTGTCGCAGGGGTATATGGCCTTGGGCTATTATTCAGACCTGATAGACACGCTCACCATCAACGAGAACGAGGCGAACATACCGACATATTCGCTGACGTTGAGGGAGAGGCCGAGGAAGTCCTTCAAGCTGCCGAGCGACAGCTCCGCGTCAAACACGAAGGATGTGGAGTCCGGTGATTCGTCAGGCTCCGGATCTTCCTCATCAGCCGCGGGGTTCGCCACCCCGACCGCGGAAGCCTTCTTCATCGCCGGGGGCGACCCCACGGCGGAGGTCACGGCCTCGGGACCGGACACGGCCAAGAAGTTCGCCTTTCGATTCGGCATCCCGAAGGCATCGGAGGTCATCGACACAAACGCCAGGCTCCGCGTCCGGCCCGTCCTCAGGGTGGTCAGGGGATACACGCCGGAAGACATCGAGCGGAACATCCTGTCTGTCGAGCATCCGGCCCTGTCGTCCGACAAGTACGAGGCGGTGCTGATGGTATACCGGCGGATGAACAAGCGGCGGCGTTATTTTTACGACGGGACGAACACCAAAAAGGTGAGGCTCGCCAGGAAAGGCTGGTTCGTAGCGCTCGGCGACAAGAAAATCACGGATCACGCCGCCTTTACCGTCGCCGGGGCCAGCGGTTATGAAGGCGTGAGTATGGGTCTTTCCGATCTCAGGGACTTCATCGTCAAACGGTTCATGACGGACAACGCCCACACGAATGCGGAGCTGTGGACAAGGAATTACGCTCAGTGGGCGGCGGAGAGCAACGTGTCGAGGGGTTTCGGATCCGGCCACGCCGCCAGGAAGACGTTCGGTATAGCCGTGAGGTACGTCAACCCGTCGTTCACCGCGCTCGTCGATCCGGCCAAGCCGCTGTCGCCGACAACCATGGAGCTGCTCGACAAGGACGGGAAACTGATACCGCGCTATATATACTCGGACGTCGCGCCGCTGACCGTCGATCTGCAGGAGAAGAAAGATCCGTCTACCGGCCTGATGATGAAACGGTCGAAGATGTGTTTCGGCGTGGCGGAATAAAAAGAAATCCGGCGGAGCATCCTGTGGACGCGTTAGCCGGACGGTAGCACCCTGTGGGCGCGTTACGGGAGGATAGCACCCTGTGGGCGCGTTACCAAGACAAAGATAATATAATTTTTTTGATATATGAACTGCATAAAGAAGCTGCCGTGGTCGGCAGGAAAATATATCGACACAAGAAAATACTACCCGCAGGACAGGGTGTACTGCGATGGGTCGATATACGCTTCCCTGGCGGAACAGGTCGGGAACAAACCTTATTTCAAGCAAGACAGCGACGGTAAGTATACCGTGGCTCAGGGATGGGCATTGCTGGCTGCCGGCTTGCTTGAAGATAACGGGTTAGGATATGATTACGAGGTGCTTGAGAATTTGCCGTCTGTTAACGGGGTGGTGTTGAAGGGGAACAAGACCCCTGAGGAGCTCGGGATGTACTCGAAGGAGGAGGCGGACGGGAAGTTCGAGACCAAGGAGTCCGCCGCGGAGGCTGACAAGCGCGTCCAGGGGATGCTGGACGGCAAGGTGGACAAGGAGCCCGGCAAGAGCCTCTCCGCGAACGACCTCACGGACGAGAGGGCGGGGAAGGTTGACATGCTGGCGAAGGACGGCCGCGCCAACGAGCACCTGAACGGCGCCGGGACATACTCCCGCCCGGTGAGGCAGGGCTACGGCGTGTCAGTCGAAGATGACAACACGGTTTCCGTGGACCCACAGGTCATCGCCCGCCAGTCGGACGTGGCAAACGTGGCCGCCGACCTCGCCGCGCAGAAGGCCAAGGAGCAGGGCGACATCGACAGGGCGAACGCCGCCATATCCAAGGAGGAGACAGACCGCAAGGCAGCCGTGGCGGCGCTCCAGTCGCTCATCGACATCCTGAACTCCGACTCCAACGTGGACGGCTCGGTCATGAAGACCGTGGCCGACGCCGTAGCCAGGGTGGTGGCGAGCGCGCCGGAGAACCTCGACACCCTGAAGGAGATAGCCGACTACATCGCCTCCGACAAGACGGGGGCGGCGCAGATGGCCGCGGCCATATCCCAACTCCAGACGCTGACGGAGGCGCACACCGAGAAGATAACCAAAATAGAACAACTGCTGCAAGAAGGGTATACTCTTATGGGCGTGGCAACACCAGAGATAAATCCGGGCACACCTGACCAGAAAGTATTTTACATTGCGAATGGTAAGGGAGTATATGCGAATTTTGGAGGTATTGAGGTAGCGGATGGTGAGGTTGTTATACTTTACTATGATACTGCTTGGCATAAAGTTGCAACAGGGATAGCATCGGAAGCAGACGCCATATTAGGTATGGCTCACGGAGATAAGGTCAATGTGCCTTTGAAGTTTGTGACTGACGGAAGATTGACAGAAAAAGGAACAATATCGTCTTCTTCGGGGAGCAAAGTCACCGATTTCATCGCTATTGATAGTCGTAATAAATATTACCTATCTAACTATATATATGCCAAATATGATAATGGTGTATGTTATTATTCGGATGCAAATGAGGATAGTTTTATCGGTTCACAGTTCAATGCTAATGACCTTGGTAATGTTGGAATGAAGATACTTGCAGAAGGCGAACTTGCAGTGCCTACCAATGCACGATATGTACGCATTGGGACTCGCAATGTTACATATATTAATGCTACTACTCTGCTTGTCCGCTATGCACAGGAATCTATGTCCATGCTCTCCGCTAAAAGAATAGAAAGCAGACTTAATCAGCAGGAGAACGCTATCAACGCACTATATCCATATATTGAGCATAGCGATAGTGTCAACATATTCAATAAGAACAATGTTGATGAAATAGTCCATAAGTATATCAGTTCTAAGAAAATCATTATTGACGATGATATATCTGCATTATCGAATTTAATCATCAAGATAGAAGATTGTGATGGAGTTAACAATACTTATATTTTCAAGTATTTAGGTACTTCCGATGTAATGGCGATGGAGTTATCAACTCTAAAATTAATTTTCGCTAATGACATTGTTGCAGGTGAGAATGTCGTTTGGAATTATTCGGACATATCTCAAAAGAACGGAATACAGGGATACTCAACCAACACAGGCAAATCTTCTGCATATCTTTGGGTTAGTTTTAGGTTAAGCACCTTCAACTATGATAATATCCAAAATACCCTCCATGATATACTTGATAACATCGTTATCATTAAACAGGCATCAGCGGATATTGTGTATCCGTCAAAATATGTGCCTTACACCGACAAAAAATTTGTCGTAGAAAATGAAAGTCCAACACCTGCTGACCTTACATCAAATTCAGCAGACGGAATTATCTCTATTGGTATGGTTGATAAGAACGGACATGCCATTGGACAAGGAGTGACATTCAATGTCGGAGGTGGTGGAGGGGGCCTTGAAGCCGACCAACTGAATGTCATTACATCTATAACCTATAAACTACAACCAAGTGTCTTGTCATCGGAAGGTGTTGTCCTTGGTGCAGGGTGGAGTGGAAGCCTTGAAGATGGCTATACACATACGAGCGGTAATGCAGAGGCTCTGGAGTTCACTTTGGCATCCGTGCCTAATCTTGCAAAGGTGCTCATAACATTTGATGTTCAGGGTTTGTCTGACTCAAATGATATTTATATCTCTACAGGGGATTCAGCTCTGATAAAGTCATATAATGGCAGTACACAAGTTGTCACAGGACTCATTTACGCAGGTGGTAATCTTAAGGTTACGCCTACAAGTAATTTTGCAGGGACAATCACGAATCTGAAATGCCGTGTCCTTGATGATAATGGGACTGAAACCTATAAGACATCGGTAAATAATGTATATTGTCAACGGAATAGCCTTGTCGCAGGATATTGGAATGTATTCATTGGAGGCAAGGAAACTACTGCATCCAAGATGCAGGACGGCACAAGAAACATCGCCATAGGCGAACAGGCACTCAATGCCTTGGTGGTTGGCAATAGAAATGTGGCAATTGGAACATATTCAATGCCTAAAGTGACGGAGGGTGAGAATAACATTGCCATAGGCTCTGACAGTATTTTTCCAGTAAAAAAGGCGATGAACTCCATCTCCATAGGTAAGGGCACCATGTCTGGCAAGTCGGTTGAGGATTGTGTGGCAATGGGTTATGGCGCAATGGGTCTGTGGAATTCTGAATTCATTCGCAAAGGATGTACAGCCATAGGAGCGATGTCAGCACCCGGTGTCATCAATGGTAATACTCATGTCGGGTATAGGGCAGGGGCGAATACCAAGGGCGCTTACAACACATCCATTGGATATAACTCTCTTGGCATAGGCACAAGAAGTTCAATTGACATTGTAGGGGAAAATTTGACTTGTGTCGGGCACGATGCATCTGTTGCTAATGATGACACTGCTAAGGCTGCGAATAATTCAACGGCTCTTGGCTATGGGGCAACCATCACTAAAAGCAATCAGGTCGTGATTGGCAACTCGCAAGTTGAAGAAGTCATACTTGGCGGTAAGAAAATTATCTTCAACGCAGATGGTACATGCACTTGGGAAGCAGTAGGAGAATCTTAGTTGAATTAAAAATAAACTAATATGTTATCACAACATTTCAACTTACAAGAGTTCGAGCAAAGCGACAAGGCGCGAGGATTGGGGATAATTTCGTCGTGGACCTTGACGGGACGGTTCATGATGTCCGACCACCTGCCGCTTGTAATTGAAATAAAAAAACAGACTTAGCGTGATGGACGGTTTCAACGCCCACATCCTCTCGGACGAGGCTTCCGCGGGGAGTGTCGTGGTCGGCACGGGCATATCGGCCACACTATTGCTGTTTTTCCAACAATCATTCGAGAGGATGCTACCGTACCTCGTCATCGCCGCCGTGGTCATCCTGATCGACCTCGTGTTCGGCATCAGGGCCGCCCGGCGCAAGGGCGACCGGATCAGGATAAGCCGCGCGATAAGGCGCACGATAGGCAAGACGGTGGAGTACTTCTGCTGGGCGGTGCTGGCCTCCTCGTTGGCCGTGGCCACGGGCTACACCATCATCGAGACGGGGCTGATGCTCGTGGTCATCGGCGTGGAGCTGATAAGCATCGCGCAGAACTGGTATTTCTGGAAGTTCGGCCACAAGGCCGGGGTCAAGGTTGACGCGGCGAAGGTCATCGAGGCCGTGGTCGAGGCCAAGACCGGGGCGAACATCGAGGGGGCGATAACGATAAACAAAGCGGAGGAATCCGAAAACAAAGAGGAGGTCAAGGATGGCAAGGAAGATTAACTACATCATAGTGCACTGCACCGCCACGCCGGAGGGCAGGTGGGTGACGAACGAGGAGATAACGAGGTGGCACAGGGCACGCGGGTTTCGCACCATCGGCTACCATTATGTCGTCTACCTTGACGGCACGGTGCACGCCGGGAGGCCGGAGAACGAGGTCGGGGCCCACTGTCTGGGACGCAACGCGGACAGCATAGGCGTGTGCTACGTGGGAGGTCTCGACAAGTCCGGAAAGGCCAAGGACACGAGGACGCTCGCGCAGAGGGAGGCTCTCACGAAGCTCCTGAAGGATCTGAAGGCGAGGTACCCGAACGCGGAGATAAGAGGCCACAGGGACTTCGCCAGGAAGGCGTGCCCCTGCTTCGACGCGACAAGTGAGTACAAGGCTCTGTAAGTTGTCGGGATTTAACAATTAAAAATATTGACGGATTATGAGAGATTTATTAAGGAAAGCGGCCTACTCCCTTCTGTGGGTGTGGCAGATCCCGCAGAACATCACCGGGCAGGCGGTGTGGATGTATTACGAGAGGAAGGCTCATGGGAAGTCAAGCCGTCAGCTCATCCGCGGGGTCAGGTATCTGCGGACATCCTCGATCGGGAGCGGGAAGGCCTTGGCTCTCGGTGAGTACGTAGTGCTGAACTGGTTCGCGAGCCACGACACAGTGGACCACGAGTTCGGCCACGTCAGGCAGTCGAGGATGCTCGGGCCTTTATACCTTCCGCTGATAGGTTTGCAGTCAATATGCCACGCCGCCGTCCACTACGACCTTTGCGGGAAGAAAAAGTACAAGCCTTACACCCACTTCTGGACGGAGCGGTGGGC